AATAAGAAGGGAGTACTCCTGAAAATTGGCATTTACTTTTACTGCACCAGATGCGAGGGAATCTCCCAGACCATCATTCGGCGTAAATCCAGTGAATATTCCCTGTCTAGCCATTTATTTCTTATGATAAGGTCTATTTCTTCTATTTATTGTTCTAATAAATATGAGTATACGACCATGTTTTCCTTTTTTATACCATGACAAATAAAGTCAGCAAACATAGAGAAGCATACGAGCAGTTTAAATCTGAATTGTGTGAGTATCACTTGGATAATTATACTTCTTGGATTAAAAATTTGCAAGAGGAAGGATACGATGTAACCAAATGGACTACCGAAGAGATAATTGATACTTATATTAAGGAAAATAATCTTTGGAACTCTGCAGAAACTATTACACAAGCAATTCTGGAAGATAAAAAGAAAAAGGGTGACTCATATCTAGAAAAAGATATGAAAAAAAGAAGAAAGAATAATGAAAAAGCTGTAGATGATATGAAGAAGGTCAAAGATGATACCGTTCCTCGCTGGATGAGAGAGGATGTACGTCAGAGACTTGAAGAAGCTCGTCGTGGTCCACGTAAGGAAGGTAAAGAAAAGACCGAAGATAAAGCAAAAGAATCTTTGGAAGCAGTGAAGAAACGCCAGAGCGTTCTTGATACACATGAGAAGAAAACTGGAAAAAAACTTGACATTAAAAAATCAGTAGAAGGTAAAGCACACGCCAAAGACTTCCCTGGTTCTCGTCAAGAGAAAAAGACTAAGGGAGAAAAAGAAACTGATCTCCAGACACATAACCGTCGCGTAAGTAAAGATACTTCTCGTATTGTTGCCAAAGGTTACACTAAGAAAGAAAAAGAAAAGAACAAAGGCATTTATTCTTCAAGGTTTGATTGATGGCTAAATGTAAACAGGGACATTACTGGTGTTACACTGACGAGAAATGCAAAAAAATTCCTCTAGGGTGGCATGTGGGACGTGGTGGAGTAATTGAAAAAGACGAAGAGGGTAAGGATGGAAATAACAAGAATGGCAATGGAACTGGGAATGGGGAACCTAATGGGGGTTCTGATGGTGGAAGCGTCTCCGAAGAATCAGTATCTAAGGCTCAACAAAAGTTCTTTGGAATGGTTCGCGCAGTCCAAAAGGGAGAAGCAAACATCGGAGGAGATGTAGGTAAAGCCGCTGCATCAATGAAAAAGAAAGATGTAAAGGACTTTGCATCTACTAAACATAAAGGTTTGCCTGAAAGAAAAAAGGTTGATGAAGGACTCAGAAGTAGTATTCTTTCTGATCCAAAGGCTATGAAAAGCATTAAGGATAATGAGAAAGTGAATTACGCTAAGACGATGCGTATGAAACATGGGAAGAACTGGAAAGAGTTTGTTTCCCAATCAAAAGATGCGAAAGAAAAGCTACGTCCAGGGGAAGTTAAGAAGTGGGATAAAGAAAAGAAAAAGTGGGTATCAAATAAAGATTGACAAGGTATTCAATCACGGGTAAACTAACTCTGCCAAGGTTCAAAGGAATAAATATATAAGAAGCTTCTGATGATTCTATGAAAACATATAGAGAATTTATTACAGAAGTTAGTGGTGCATCCTTTGGAGCTTCTATTAGACCTGGACGTGGTTTTAGTGTAGGTGGAGGTGTTAGCGGCGGTAATAACACAAAACAATACAAAGCCGGAATTAGATACGATCAAAATAAAGTTAGTGGGCAGGGTGATAAGATTGGAAGTGGTATCACACAAGCTATTCAAAGTCCAGGTACTTCTGCTAGTACATCCAGTGCTCCTACAACTCAGAGATCTGTAAGTGTTGGTGGCAGTCTTCAGATGAGAAGTGAACCTAATCCTCAACCAGGCGGAGGAAACAATCCAAAACAAAAACCCGAAGAGAGGGTTAAACGGAAACCAAAACCAGAAAGACCTGAAAGACCCGAAAGACCAAAGAGGCCAGATAGGCTAGAGAAACCCGAAAGACCAAAGAGGCCAGATAGGCTAGAGAAACCCGATAGACCAGATAGTCCAGAGAGACCTGAAAGATCTAAAGAACCTAGATTAGATAAACGTGGCCTTCCGTTTGGGGCAAAGAACAAATACAACACCAAATATAGATATGCAGTTCCCACTGGAACTGGTGGAAGATTTAATACTAGACAAGCATCTGGTGCCAATCAGATGACTGATTTTAAAGCAGTAAAAACAAACAGAACAGGTGGAACTAACTACCAGAGAACTAAGGTTGTTGGAGATCCATTGGGTTCAGGTGGAACTGGAAATACAGTCAGTGCCAAGAGATATGACAAACTGTTTGGTAATGGTGGAAAGTATGCACCAAAAGGTGATGGATCTTCAAAATATGTTCCAGACAAACTTGGCAAACCATTTAATTCTAAGGGATATCAACCCAATAAGTTTGTGCCATAACTGACTATATAACTTAGAGTTTTATTAATTCAATTGAATGGCAAACCTGAGAGAAAGACTGAGGGAGAAGGGGAAACTTCTCCTAGCACATGCTCCTATCCTAACCCTTGGATGTACGATGGTAAGTGCTTTGAGTCTGATGACATTGGCGACAACTATGGTTTTGTATACAGGATCTCAAATCTCGAAGACGGAAGACAATACATCGGCAGAAAATATTTTTGGCAACATAGAAAGCCTAGAGGTAAATCTAGGAGAGTTAAAAGTGAGAGCGACTGGAAAAGATACTACGGAAGTTCTGACGAACTTGCTGAAGAACGCCGTAGAATTGGAAATAGTTCCTTCAGACGAGAGATACTTTCCGTTCACCCCACAAAGGGCTTTGTAAATTACGAGGAGACTCGTCAACTTTTTGTGAACAACGTCTTGACTGAACAGCTTGACAACGGACAACCTGCGTATTACAATAGGAACGTTCTCAGTCGTTATTTCAGGAAGGATTACTTCGATGGAAAACCAATCTAAGGAGACCGTTCGCGATTATATCGTGGATCGTATACATGAATTGGTTGATGATGAGCGTCTTGAGGATGCTATCTCACTCTATGAAGAATACAAAGAAACATTCATTAATGTTTCTAACGTTTCATAATTAAATGAAAATTTCTACTATTGCCTCACTTCTCCTGTGCTCGGTTCTTACCCCAGTTCAGATTGATGCATCTCCTGTAAGACCACCTCAACTTCAATATGAAGAAGTTGAAGAACTACAGTGGAAATGTGAAGACTGTACTCCAGAGGAACAGTATGTTCTCCTCTTGATTCAAGAAAAAACAAAGATCACTGATCGCAATGCTCTTTCTACGATCATGGGTAACATCAAGCAGGAGAGTAAGTTCATCCCTAACATTTGCGAGGGTGGTGCTCGCGTCTCCTACACCGAGTGTAAGAGTGGTGGATATGGTTTGATCCAATGGACTTCTATTGGTCGTTACAAGGGTCTTGGAAACTTCTGTGCTAAGTATGATTGTAATCCGTCCTCATTGGATGGTCAGATACGTTATATGATTAACGAACCTATCTTTCAACGTGTCCTTCCACAATTTGAAGGCGGTGGACAGACTGTATCTTATTATATGAAACCTGCTTACTACTGGTTGGGTTGGGGAATCAAAGGTAACCGAGAGGTTTATGCATATGAGTACTCAAAGATGTTGAAGTTGGAATAAATAGATCAGAGTGCTAAGAATACTCGTAGAACCCCAAATCAATAACCCCTATCTACTATAAACTGTTACAGCACTCTAGAATTTTAAATTCTCATGTTTGAAAAACTATTAGTCAAATCAAATCGTAAAGTAAAGTCTGATGGGAAAACTAATATCGATGTTAGTTTTAAATACACTGGAATTCCAGCACCTATAATCCTACCTGATGATCCTTGGTTTGGTCCTTCTCCAATTAAAAGTGAAAAGCAAATGACTCATGAAGAAATGCTTGAGGAAGCATCAAGAAGAGAAGAATCAAATCGCAAAGAAGAAAATAAAGAGCCAGACAATATCCATGAAGTGATGTATAACTTTTCTACGCACAAGGGTAAACTTACTATTCAGATCAATCCTCCTGGAGGATCTGAAACTTTCCAAGAAGGTTCTGGTGATTGGATGTCTGGCATACGAGGTTGACATCAATCAGTTTATCCGTTATATTATAAAAGTGGTTAGTACCACTGCGGTAACCTCCTTGGTAGTTCAAGGTTAGCGGCGATAGGAACTACCTTTTGACTCAGTAGCTCAGATGGATAGAGCAACTGCCTTCTAAGCAGTCGGTCGTTGGTTCGAGTCCAACCTGAGTCGTTCGTCGATGTGGCGGAATTGGTATACGCGCTAGGTTTAGGTTCTAGTGAGGCAACTCTTGAAGGTTCAAGTCCTTTCATCGACATATGAAGTATAGAAACTATTCAACTACAAGTTCAAAGTACAGGTTGTTTGAACCTGTAATTTTAGAGTGTCCAAATTGGGAAGAAATTAATCCAGGACTTATGGAATGGATTAAAGAGTATTCTGTCGAAATTATTGTTAATGGTGAAGCACGTAGAACCCCATTTGTATCTACAATTACTCCAGTTGGTTGTAAAGAATTATCAATTTTAATTGATTGGATAGATTCGGAAAGTGTAAACTGTGCTGATCTCATTGCTCAAGGAACTGGTACTGCTTATCACGATAGCCCTCCACAATTTAAAAACTTTAAAGTTGCAGACTATTGGGGAATGTGGTATAATGAAGGTTCATATGCAACTTATCATAACCATTACCCTTATGCAATGTCCTTTGCATACTATATTAATTGCCCAGAAGGAAGTTCCCCTTTAGTATTAGAAGGCAACGAAATTCAGGTTACTGAAGGTAGGTTAGTTGTATTTGCAGGTCATATGTCTCATCAGGTGGATCCCTGCCCAGTAGATAATAGATTTATGATCGCTGGTAACATTGCATTTACGGGACCAATGCGGGTGTAGTTCAGCGGTAGAACGCTATCTTTCCAAGTTAGATGCCATCGGTTCGATCCCGATCACCCGCTTAAACCGTACATGTTAAATATCAATGTGTGCAAAAAAACATATGAATAAACTGAGAGTTCAACAATCATATGTTTGGTATGAAACTGGAGATCATACCATGATTGTAAAAATGTATTTTCTGAATTATGTTCCATTCACATTTGATGAAGTACCATCAGTTGCTATGGATGATCCAGAAGTAGTCATGGAAGCAAATAAAAATAAAATAATTACGGATGAACAATTATATAAATCTTCCTCATACCTTACTGAGGAACTTGCTATGCCTTTGGTTTATGAATTAGATTTAGAAAATCCACAAGATCTTCCCGATGACAATTGAATCTTGTTTTGGCGTTCCCATATATTATGATTGGATTGATGGCACTGAAGAACAAAAAAATAAACTTACAAAATTCTTCTATAAATACACTCAAGAGTTTGGTTATTTTTTAGACACATGTTTAAATATAACTGGAGATAAAACAGGCCACCATCAAATCTCAGAACACGAAGAATTTAAGTGGATCAATAATTATCTGTATGATCACGTTATTAGATACTTAACAGAAATTGGTGTAGACGTATCGAAACATAAGATTTATATTCAAAAATCTTGGCCTGTTGTTTGTGATACTGACGGAGCAGTTGCTCAACATAACCATAGAAATGCACACATTAGTGCAGTTTATTATCTAAAATGTGATAAAAATAATGGAGGCGACATTGTATTCATGTGTCCTCCCGATCATGTACTTAAAAAATTACCAGTTACAATAGATAAAAAAAATCGTATCTATTCACCTACCGAAAATCAACTTCTAATTTTCCCTTCTTCATTAGAGCATAGAGTTACAGAATTTACTGGAAATGACTTCCGATTTTCTATTTCATATGATATAATGATAACATCTAAAGACAAAACAGATTGGGATTCAGAACATCATGTTTCTGATCCTACCATGTGGGTTTCCTTGGGAGATTAGCTCAGAGGTAGAGCGCTTCGTTTACACCGAAGATGTCACTGGTTCGACCCCAGTATCTCCCATAACAAATGTTACATACAAAATGCACCTGTTGCAATAAAGAAATCATCTCATCATCGAAACTACAAGCCTGTGGTTGCGAAAACAATATGATGATCAAAGATGACACTATCACGGCGGTAGATTTAAACTGTGTAATTATTATTAAATGTAAAAATTATGCTGAAAGTCAGGGTTTTCTGACAAATTCTGACCTAAAATACCAGGAAGAACGACGCAAACGTAAAGTTCGTAAATTAACCTTCGAGGAACGATAATGATTAATCTAGACGAACGATACCACTCATACCTTTCTGGGCAGAAAAAATTTCGTATTGACGATTCGGAAGAGTGTGTGAAAGGATATGGATTTGAGTGTGACGGATCGTCTATAATTGGATATTATGTGTTGACTGAAAACTATAAACTGTCGTATAATCTAAAAGAGCAGTTCCAATCTATAAAGCCACTTGGCTGAATATATACCTTACGTCTAAAGAATTTAAAATCATGTTTCAAGTCCCAAATGCTGAATTGTTTTATCTAACGCAAAAAAATACGCTAAAGAAAAAACCAGTACACGATGAATTTAAGGGCAAAAAAGTAGTAGTATACTTTGTTTGTGGAGCCTACACCCCTACATGTAGTACCAAACATGTACCAGAGTTTGAGGAAGCCTATGATGAAATCAAATCTTTTGGAATTGACGAAGTTTATTGCTGTTCTATGAACGATCCATGGGTGATGAAATCCTGGTGGAAGTCTATGGGTATCAAGAAACAACAATACTTGTGTGATGGAAACGGTGCTTGGCTCTTAAGGTTTGAACAATTTGCTTCTCCAGGACAAAAAGTAATACAGTTCTTCAATACTGGCATGGGTAGAAGAGCGTGGAGGCATGCTTTGATCATTAATGATAATGTTGTTGTCCATGAATTTGAAGAAGCTCCAGAAACTGGAGAAAAGAATAACTCCGCAGATGATCCGTATCAATTTACTTCCGCTGCAGCAATTCTTGAGTATCTGAGGAATCGTGAAACTACGAAAGCCAAACTAGATGAATTTAATAAAAAATCAGATTCTCTTTCCGACCCCACAGACGTAAACATTTAATTTTATACCCTTCGATGGAAAAAATTACATTGGAACAATTGGAGTCTAATTTTGATTCTATCTTTGATAGAGTTGAGAAAGGAGAATCATTTCATATTCTCACACCAGACGGAAAAGATGTTATGATGGTGCCTTCTGAAGAGGCAATTAAAGCTTCTATCGAAGCAGGGATTGCATCTCCTATGGATGATGACTACTTCAAACTATACCAAGAGACAGCAGAAGCTCCTTGACAATCCCAGTCCAATACGATAAGATTAACTCGTACACCTAACCGACTCATGTCTGTTCTAGTTAAGTTCAAAAAAGACATTAGTATGCTGACAGCAGCTGCGAATGGCGATTGTTATCTCGATGTTAAAAATCCAAAACTCTATAAAAAAGTTCGTAGATTTTACGAAAAAGAAGGTGTAGATTTCTCTGGAGATCTTGAAGACGACTATCAAACTTTAGTTGAATGTCTTTTTAATGACCTTAACTGTGCTGTTTCATGAACGATCTAGATCCTAAGTCTGTTGCTTCAACAAAAACTATTGTTATTCACGAACGATTTCCTTATCGTTTTGTGCAGAGAGGTTACATTCAACTGAATGGTAAACCAGATTTTCGGTTGCAGAAAGCGAATGAATATACTAAAAAGTATTCTGATATTTACTTGTTTGATAATGGAGATCAGATGCTCCTAGCAATTGAGGATCATGAATACCCTAAGTGGTTAGATCCTGAAGGCGTTCCTTGTTATGTAAAGGACACTGTATCCTCATGATCTTAAAGTCACGGATGGACTATAACAGCACTGGTGGAGCTAGTCCTGGGATGACTATAAAATCACCCTGGTCGGGATCAATGACCCCTTTGTTTAATGAGTAACGACTTCCCTAGTATCCCAGAACAAGCAAGAAATTTATCTAATACTGCTTTAGATATTGCCAAGTCCTTCGCAAAGACTAGGAGACTTCTTGTATCTGATGATTTGATTGATCTACGTAATTCTATTTGTGAATCTTGTGATCGTTATGAATTTGAAAGTTCTAGGTGCAAGGAATGTGGTTGCTTCATGGTAAATAAAGTTCGTTTTAATGGGGCTACATGCCCTCTTAATCATTGGTAATATGTTTATTCTAGATGATGTTTTAACTGATCTTCAGGTAAAAGAAATTCTTGATGCTAATATTAATTACCATAACTACTACCTCCAACCGAAGGAGGATATTGAATGTTTAAATCCTTTATTGGATAAAGCAAAAAAACATTTTGATTTATCAGAATGTATTGGTTATGAAGTTTGGAGTCAAAATAACCCTGAACTTGGTTGGCATATGGATAAAGATGAGATTCTTTTTAAACAAGAAGGTATCAATTCTTTTCCAATATGTACTTTAGTTTATTATATAAGGATAGAAAATATTCTTGGTGGTAAACTTCTTTTTGAAAACGGAACGTCCATCAAACCATTGCAAAATCGATTAGTTATCTTTGGTCCTGGTATCAGACATGCTGTTGATGAAATGTTTACAGTTGATGGACGACGACAGTCTATTATCATAAACCCTTGGGATTATGTAATTAGATCCCCGTAGGATAAGGGTTAAGCCTGCTGGTGCGGATGGGATTGATCCCGCCTGGTTTCCAATTTCCAGTAAAAAAATTGGTGGCGAGCCTGCAACCCCCCCGAAAATGAAACCTAAGTACGAAGATTTTATTGGTCTCTATGAAGGAGCGGTAGATTCCGATTTTTGTAATTGGATCTGTCG